CTGGGTTCTTTGCCTTGTGTACATCATCGCCTGCTGGGAAAGCGGCTTCAAGTGGTGCTACCACTGCCTTAGGCTCGTTGGCATATTCTGCATCTCCGCCACAACCACAGTCGCTTTCACCTGAGCCAAGTATGCCTGCTAACTTCTGCATGTCCATGGTTTCTTGGTCTACGGTAGGTTCAACTGCAATAGCAACCACTGGCTCCTCCGCTGGTGCTTCTGCTTGGTCAACTATGTCTAATACGGTGCGGATGATATCTGTCATACGCATTTCTGTCAGTTTGCCTTCTTCAAGTTCTTTCTTTACATCAATTTCCTGACTGGGCTTTAATTTCGTCCTTGCTTGGCCTGCTTGTTTCCAGGCAGTTAAATCATTACCAGCAAGTTTATCTGCGGCACTATAATTAGAGTCTATCTCTTTATTGAATGAATCAGTGTTAGACACAGTAGTCATAGTCTTAGGACCTTTTCCCTGACTTTTTGGTGTAAGGTATAGATCGCCTTTATAGGGATTTTCGATATATTTTCCTCCACTCGCTTCTCTGTTCAACAAATCGCCTTTAGCGGCGTGTTGCAAAAATTGTTGGTAATTTGGATCATTTGGACTGGGCATTCCGTACCCACCGCCTTCTAAAATATCTTTAATCTTCATAATTGTACCCGATATGCTAATAAGAGTATTTAGTCAAAAATAAACCCGCCGGAGCGGGTTTACATTACTACTTGAAAAGGGCCAGTACTTATTTGGCTTTCCAAACGTGGTACAATACCCAAATAGCAATTAAACCTACCAGGCCTTGACCACCTAATGTGTTTACAACATCTGTAACGTTTCCAATAACGCTAGGTGTTGGTAGGAAAGGAATACCTGAACCCTTCATTAGAAGTTCAAGAACGATGCTTAATGCCAAAACTGACACAACAACGTCTGCTAATTCGCTTGCCCACTTTTTAACGGTGGATAATAGTTCCATAGTTTATTTCTCCATATAAAAATTAACCACGGTTGAACTGTGGCTAAAGTTTATTTAAAGTAGCACATCGGGAGTTAAAACACAAGTTAATTCTTGTCCAAACTAGATATCAATGTAACCGAAAGTAGTCCAATTCGAAGTAAAAGTTACCTCTTTCGATACTTTTTCGTATCGAATCGACGAATTTTTCGTTATCTTCTGCCTCAACACGGTTATCAATTACATGACCCACCATATCTAGCATTTTGAGTAATTGTTCGCCAGTTTCCTCTTCTCCACTGTCGATCATCTCCTCGGCACGGTCGTGAATGTAGTCCATAACCTGCTCTAATTTTTCATCGTCGAGGGTGGCAATGTCCACCTTCTGTGTAGCGATGTCTCGGACTAATTCTTCTATTTCTTCTTGTTCTAGTCTCATAATAATACTTATTAGTCTAGGTGTTTAAGAGCTTCTTTGTCGCCCCATTCTTCAAAGTCCTCAACTACGGCATTATAATTTTTAACGAGCCTGTCAATTTCACCTTTGAGTAGAACCTGTTCTTGTAGACTCATGTTAGCATGAATTGCGTTTTTAATCTTCTTAAGCTCTGATATAAATTGTAATACTTCACTCATGTGGACCTCCGGGCTAGTTAAGTAGAACTCTTAATAACTTAATTGTGTGTCGTAGTAGAACTGCTTCTGCTGTAACTTCAGTTCTAACTCACGACGTTTTAAATCTAACTTCTCGAGCAATCTATCACATTCCTTTATAGTCATCTGACCTTTAAGCTCGAATATAACCTCGTTTATTAAGCATATCATTTCTTTTTCCATTATGCCACCTCCAATCCATTATCTTTCGTCAACTGCTCTACCATATCAAACATACAAGAAAGACAGGTAGGACAAAATGCTACAGGTAGCATACCAAAGTAACCTACCGTACCACCTTCTGCATATTCATCAAATTCGCAACTACATACTGAACAATTACATACGTTTTCCATTATGCAATCTCCACGTCACCTATTTTAATCATTTAGCCATCCAATCTGCAAATTTTTTATATGCGTCTTTATAATTTTCGTACTCTTCAAAACACGAGTAAAATCTAGTGCTACTTTTGGTATCACCATAAAACAAGTAGACATCAGGTTTAGCACCGTAGCCTATCTCACGTTCAATAATCTTCTGACCATTATACTCTTCACGAAGAATCATTTCGTTCATGAACTCTTTAAGTGTTAGCATTGGTACCATTACGCAATCTCCAATCCATTATCTGCAAGAATAATATCACGAACACGTTCTCTATCAAGCGAGTCGCCTCCGCCCCAAGTAATGTCATCATTCAAACTATTAATGTATTTCTGAACAGCATCTAAAACCATTGTGTTGGTCATACCTTTAATAGGATGGACGCCAGTCTTAGCATTATAGAACCATCCAACGTAAAAGATAAACTCGCTCATCATTTTAGTTATGGCTTTGATCTGTGTCTTGTTCAGTTTCATTAAGCCACCTGCCTTTCTGCAAACAGTTCATCAAAGCCACATGGTGCAACAATAAAAATTCTACCATATTGGTTAACAACAATGTCACCTACTGACAAACTGTGAGCACCTCTTGGCATACCACCTGTGTTACCTACGTGGAAAACATCTTCTAAATCTTGAGCCTGGATGTCACCTACGTATTTGTACTCACCGCTGGTATATGCGTTCTTAGCATCAGTTTGGTTGTAGATCGTGCTGTCAACATCGTAAAACATAACGTCACGTCTAAGATCGCTTTCAAATGGTACTTGGTAAATTTGGTATGTATTCATTTGTAGCTCCTTGTTATTAGTTAATATACTTCGTATTATAGAGCCTTTGGGTCCAAATGTCAACCACATTTGTAAGTCATTGATTTATAAGGGCTTTTTTAGCCCAGATTTTGACTGTTTAGAGCCAAAAATGGGGTATTTTTAGTGGATTGTGATGTCGTTATTAAACTGTTCTATATCTGTAACATCTAACAGTTTCATGATCTTTTTGATGATTTTTGGGGGATCGTTATTAAATGTAACTTCGGGCACAAAGGCATACTTTAGATTGCCTTCAGCATCAAACACGAAACCATAGTCCTCATCACCTATTTCGTCCTCGATACCTTCAATATCAAACTCTTGCTCATCCATAGTAGGCTTGCTCATTTTATTGCCCTCCTATAGATATTTATTCAGCCCTAACTATCGCTATAGAATATGTGCCTACCAATCTTGGCTACTTTTTTATTCTTCCACCCTGGGTTAACATAATCGGCGTGATAGTAAACTGCTCGTTGCAGTTTGGGCAATCTAACTTCCTGTAGTAAAACCTTTTTGGCAATATCATAACACTCTTTGAATATAGAAATATTTACAGGTGGTATGTTATCTGATAAGCCATCACAGTACCAACTAAACTGACAACGGTTTCTAATTGGATGCTGTTCATCTTTCCAAGTTTGATATGTTGGGCCTTGGTATACTACTTCACATACTGAATTAGGAAACTTCTCGTGCTCAACTCTATTCATAGTGACCTGGGCCACAGCGATCTTACCTTGCGTAGATTCGCTACGAGCTTCCCAATATATGTTTCGTGCTAAACAGTCCAGTTCCTGTCTGAGCTTGGCTATTTCTGTTTTTGTTGGTTGTTGTGGGTCTGTTATATAATTCCCGTTAACTACAACCGATCCTCTGTCGTAACTTATATTGATCTGATCGGACAATGCTAACAATGCCCAAGTTACACAAAATGTTCCTAGAAGAAACGTTACTAATCTTTCCCATTTGGGAAGACGTTGTTCCATAGTCTTCTCCTTGTTAAAGGTGCGTTTACTATTTAAAACCATTAAATGTACCAGTTAAACACCGCTATAACCCTATTAAGTGATACTATTATAGCATTTATATTGGGTTATAATCAAGTTTTTTGGTATAAATATTTGTATGCCAGCCGTACATAGACACTCAGATGGGAGAGCTTGTGGAGCAACTACAGTTGTTTCGGGTAATGGTACGGTCTACGCAAATAACCTATTAGTATCAGTAAATGGTGATCCAAATACACACGGTGATGGCACATTAATTGCAGGTTCTAATCGTGTATTTGTACAAGGTATTGCTGTAGTAAACAACAGCGCAGACGGTTCTAACCCAGATGCACTTTGTATTCCAATAGGAGGAGCGCATTGTGCTCCTGTTACCGCAGGCGGTAGTCCCAATGTCTTTGTTGGTGATTAATTACTTAACGATTTCTAAACCAGTTGTAGTTTTAATATAGTGTATTCTGATTTGATCAGCACTAGGCACTAGCATAACCACATGGTCTTTTCTAATAGCGATTGGTTTGTTAGGATCTGCTGTAAACAATGATTGTACTAGACCCACACCCTGTTGGCTGGGCATAACGGTACAGGGTTTTTCAACCCAAAAATTTCCGTCTTTTTCTTCTACTACTTTTGTTACGATTTCTTCACCGGTAACTAATTTGAGACTACAGATGTCTCCTTTGACTGGTTTTTCAACTAACATTAATTTTCCTTGAGGTTGGTAAAAAATTCTTCTGGTTGACTGGCTAACCCATTATAACCTCCGGGTAGCATTTGTTCATTGATAAAGATTTGTGGAACACTACGCACACCAGCATCAACAAGCCGCTGTCTAGCCGCCATATCTTCTTCAATGTTTACTTCTGCGTATGTTACGCCTTTTGTTTCTAGTAGTTGTTTAGCTCTTGTGCAAAAACTACAGTTGTTCTTTGAATATACAGTTATCATTGTTATTATTATGCCTTCTAAACTGATATTTATCAACCCCAACGGGACCTAATTAGTTCATCGGGATCCAAGTCTGGCAATGATATATCTAGATTATTGTACAGATGTTCGTTAGGTATATAATCTAATATCATTTCATGCATTTGGTTCTTTTTAGTGTTTCTGTAGTTATATAAATGCTCAAAGTTGTATTTGCGTACTTCTTCTGTTGCTTGAAGCACTTCCTCGGGATCTAACGTTGCTAAGTATTCTACTTGGTCAAACGCACGTCTAAAACGTTCAGGAATGTTACTACACTCATCATAACTTTCATCGATAACATTATCAAACGTTTTAAAGCCTTGTTCTCGAAAAAATTTAAGAATGTGCATTGGTCCAAACATTACAAACAATCGATGTCCTAATAATACTTTAGCCATCTTCTCTGTAATGAAAAATGGTCCTGGAGTATCTACTAACGGCTTCCCTGGATTAGGTTCAGGATTATACCAGTTGGTTTCGCACACAACGCTATAATATGTTTGGTTATAAATTTCCCAAGGCGTTATTTCACTAATACCTCTATCCAGTTCTAAACCATACGGACTAACTACTTCCCAATCCGATTTTAAATTAGGCGACTCGTAAGGAAACAATGCTGGTTCACCGTTAAGGACTTTAGTTATTTCATCCCTGATATCATTTCTTTCACTATGCTCGTAAGATGCTCCTCCAAAGAACCCACGATACATTACAATAGATTTGTTTAACAAATTTTTATTTTTTTGAAACCTCGACATAACATAATGTCTGTGCGGGCGGCCTTGCCCTAGTAGTGCTTCAAATAAAAATGGTTTATTATAATTTTCTACATATTCTCTTTTTTTACGAGCATTTAACGCAACATGTTTAAACATCCACCATGGTCTATAAATTATATTTGTAGAATCTAGATCATACTGAAATGTACCCAAGGCTAACAAGTAATTTCTTATCCCAGCTGGTTCCAGACATCTTTCTTTTATTTCTTCAATTGGTATAGTTTCAATTTCGCTGACGATAACAAGATCAAAATTTGACCAATCTATATTTGTTAGTGTTTCATTGAATGCAAAACTATCGGGCACATTAAACATCGCAGGTACCGCGGCTATACGGTATGGCTGTGACAATACTTCATCAATGTCCGAAGTATATTCAAATAGCGAAAAGTTTTCACTTTGCCAGTCCGACAACGTGTCAACTGCAGAAAGTGGTGGCGGAAGATAAAATATTTTGTACTTAAACTGCTTCATATTCTTGATCGAATATCTGCAACCATTTTATCTAAATCTTTAACAACATTACTAGGCTCATGAAAAAGTATACTGTCCTCAAGATTAGGACAAGCATCAACATAACAATTCCAATCTTTACTGTTAAGGCCATCGAGATACCGTATATCAGTAACAGGGAATCTTTTTTGTTCGGTCATTTTAATTTCACGCTGTGTCATTACATAGTTTGCTAAAAATTCGTACTCACTAAACCATATTAAATTATTCTCTTTTTCTGGTTCACAGTTATCAATGATTGCGTCAAGAAAATGTTTATTATTGCGTGTTTCTAACAGTTCTCGCATCGTATGCCAATCCTCTTTAAGAAATGGCATAAATTCGCTCACAAAACAGTGATTTGTTTGCCTTTCGATACCTAAACTCTTAGTTATAACCTCATAATATTCCAATGCGTGTGTAGTGTCGGGAATAATAAAATAGTTAGGAGTACGACCGTTTAATGGTTTATAAGGCTGTATACAGAATGTGTCGGGGTCGTGAATAAGAAAACAATCAAAATCAATATAATCTAAACTGGCTATTTTAAGTGCTTGTTGTCGTAACCAGGTACCCCTGTAATCGTTAGGCTTATCCCAATTTAAGATTTCTGGGTAAGCATCAATTAAATCCTGGTCATTTATGTATGTAAACTTATTCCAGTCTAAACTATACTTGGGGAAAGTATCTCTGTAATGGTGTTCACTTATATTTGTTATAACATAAGTGTGTCCTAGGTCTTCTATATATTCGTCAAATTGAAGTCCCAAGACAGCGTGGCCCATGCGGTAGCCACCTACGTATATTCCTCGATCTATCATAGTTTATTAAAGTGTGAAACCGCTAAATGTATTAGAGTCTACATCCTGTTTAGTACCACCGATAACGTAACTACTAATTTCTGTTTCCTGCGGTGCTACTTGTACTTCAGATCCAGCAATCCACTTCTGTGTCCAAGGTAGTGGGTTACTACCGGGTTTGATACCACAGTTAAGTCCTACTGCTGTCATACGCTTACAGGTTAACCAGTCTACGTACTGACCTAGTAATTCTTCATTGAGACCAATCATCGAGCCTTGTGCAAACAAATAATGTGCCCAGGCTTTTTCCTGTGCGGCCGCTTCAAGGAACATCTGTTCACATTCAGCCTTTGTTTCCTCACGGATCTTAACATAGTCCTTATCATCTTGCGGTAATAGTTTAAGTAGTGTTTGTGTACTACCCAAGTGTACGTTTTCGTCACGTGCAATTAGTTTGATAATTTTAGCATTGCCTTCCATCTTCTTAAGTTCAGCAAATGCCCACGAGCAGGCAAAACTTACATAAAAACGTATGCCTTCTAGTGCGTTAACACTATTCAAACACAACCATAACTTACGCTTTAGGTCGTAGCGGTCAACAACAACTTCCTTACCATTAACTGTGTGTTTTCCCACACCTAGTAAATTATAATATTGTACTGCTGTAATCAAGTCATCGTAGTAACTGCTAATGTCTTTGGCACAATCTACAATCTCTTTAATATCACGTAGTTCGTCAAACACTTGACTAGGGTCGCTGTATACGTTACGAATAATATGTGTATAACTGCGACTGTGTATTGTTTCGTTAAATGCCCAAGTCTCAATCCAAGTTTCTAATTCTGGGATGGTGGCGATAGGCAAGAATGCTAAATTAGGTGAGCGTCCTTGAACACTGTCTAATAGAATTTGTCTTTTTAAATTACTGGTAAAGATATGCTTCTCATACTCAGTAAGTTCTTTAAAGTCTTTTGCATCACGCAATACATCAACTTCTTCTGGTCTCCAAAAGAAGCCTAATTGTTTGTCTGTTAGTTTGTCAAACTGGCGATACTTTAGTGTATCATATCTTTGTATTGCTGGTGTTCCTGCTTCGTCAAGGAATGCTAAAGACTTGGTATGGTCTTTGTTATTTTTAGTATTGAATACGCTCATTTTCTAATCTCTTAAATTACACAACTTTCGCAAGCCTCTTGATCTTCGGCTGTTTCAAGGAGTGGTTTTTCTTCTACTAGTTTGTCTACGTTTATTTCACCTTGTCCATCATATGTATTAAAATAATACAACTGCTTGAGTCCATATTTGTAACACAACAATAAATGTTGTAACATTGCGGACATTGGAATCTTCTCGTCCTCGTAGTGTTGAGGATTGTAAGAAGTATTTACACTTATGCCTTGATCAATGTACTTTTGAAGTACACTACATAATTTAAGATAGCCCTCTGGGCTTTTCTGATCCCATAGTAGTTCATAACGATTCTTTAATCGTCTGTACTCTGGAACAACCTGCTTTAAGTGTCCATGCTTGGAACCTTTGACACTCACGTAACTTCGCGGTGGCTCTATACCATTAGTAGCATTGCTGATTTGTGCAGATGTCTCTGCAGGCATCAGTGCCATTAATGTCGCATTACGTTGTCCAGTCCGTTTTATTTGTTCACGCAGTTTGTCCCACGGCATACGTTCAACAGGTGCAACTAGTTCGTCAACATCTCTCTTGTATGTGTCAATGGGTAAACGTCCTTGCGCAGATTTCAAATCGTTCCATCTGGTACAAGCGCCTTGTTCTTCCGCTAAGTCGGCAGAAGCCTTAATCAAATAATATGACCAGGCTTCTGCATATTCATCGACCAGAGCTAATGCCTCTGGATCACTATAACCTACATCATTCTTTGCTAAGAAATAAGCAAAGTTAATAATGCCTATACCTAAAGGTCTAAACTCTTCTGTGGCCTTACGGGCCGCCTTAATTGGGTATCCTTGATAACTTAGAAGTGCGTCTAGTCCTCGTACTGCCAACTTACACATTTTCTCAAAGTCATGTGGGCTTTTTACATTGCCCCAATTGATCGCTGATAAAGTACACAGGGCGATCCTACCATCCTCGTCATTGACATCGTTCAATGGTACAGTTGGTAAATCAATTTCTGCGCAAAGATTACTCATCTTCACAGGTGCGACCTTTTCATCGAACGGTGAGTGCGTGTTAGCGTGGTCTACATTCTGTAAATATATTCTTCCAGTGTCTTTGCGTTCCTGCATAAACCTACTAAACAGATCAGCCGCTTTGTAGGTCTTCTTCCTCAGTTTTGTGTTGCGTTCAGCTCGCTCATAAAGTTCTTTGAACTTATCTTGATCGTTGAAAAACGCCTCGTACATTTCGGGTACATCGTGTGGACTAAAAACAGTGATGTCTCCATTTGTTATTAGTCTTTCATACATTAACTTATTAAACTGTACGCCATAGTCCATCTGACGTACTCGATTATCCTCTGTGCCCTTGTTGTTTTTAAGAACTAAGAGGTCTTCGATTTCGTAGTGCCATATTGGATAATACAATGTAGCGGCACCGTTTCTTACGCCACCCTGACTACAACTACGTGTAGCAGACTGGAATAATTTTAAGAAGGGTGTTACCCCTGTGTGATATGCATCGCCATTGCGAATAGGTGAGCCCAACGCACGAATGCGTCCTGCGCCAATACCTATACCTGCCTTTTGCGAAACATACTTTACAATACTGGCTGTGGTTGCATTAATACTGTCTAAACTGTCGTCTGTTTCAATTAAGACGCAACTACTAAATTGTTTCTGTGGTGTGCGTACACCTGCCATCACTGGTGTAGGTAAACTTACATCAAAGTTACTGATAGCATCGTAGTAATCTTTTACCCAGTGTAGTCTTGTTTCTTTTGGATAGTGTTGGAATAGTGTTGCCGCGATTAGCATATAAGCCATCTGCGGTGTTTCAAATATTTCACCAGTAACACGATTTTGTACAAGATACTTGCCACGCCATTGCTCCATAGCAACGTATGTGAAGTGTTCATCACGCTCGTGTTTGATGTAACTTTCTAACTTAGCCCACTCGTCGTCTGTGTATGCTTCTAACAAACCACGATCATAAAATCCTTTATCTACATTGTGTTTAACTAATTGTAGTATAGGCCAAGGTGCATAGTCACCATAGACCTGTTTACGCAAGTGATAGATAATTAATCTACCAGCAACATACTGATAGTTAGGAGTCTCTTCTGAAATAAGGTCAGCGGCACTTTTAATTATTGTTTCTTGAATGTCTGCTGTCTTGATGCCGTTATAAAATTGTATGTGGCTTTTGATTTCTACTTCGCTTGCGCTTACGCCTGTTATGCCCTCAGTTGCCCACATCACAACCTTGTGCATCTTTTCAATGTCTAGGTCTTCTCGTCGTCCATCTCTCTTGGTTACTTGAATCTGCATTCTTGCCTCAATATCGTTCTAGTTTTAGTTCGGTTGCAACATAGCAACGCTTTAGTTTTAGTGTTTCTGCAATATCAGTTTTATTTAATATTTGATTGTCAATCAAATTAAGTACATATTTTCCTTGGTCCAAGTAAGCTATACAATATTGATAGCCTGTTTTAGGATCAGTATAAACACGCACCTCTACCGCTAAATTTTTTCCGTGCTCGCTAAGGTTTAAAGTATACACTATTCCTAAAACTTTAGCAAGGTCACAATAGTAATTATCTACAATTAAATCCCAGGCATTTGGCCAAGTCGCAGGACGCTCTTGATCCAAATAAAAAGCAGTCCACGGACAGGACTGCCAGAAATCTACTGTTTCTTGTAATGCTTCTTCCAGTGGAAGTTGATCGATTTTGAATCTAAAGTTTTTCCAGTACTTCAAACGAGAAGCACTGGTTTTTAATTTGAACATCTACTAACTAATGAATTGGTTGATACTGTATTTAAATACGCCTGTGCCTGAATCTAAACTACAAGTTAAACTATCTGCATTTGCAAATATATTTGCTTTGATGCTAGTTACTGTTTCTGAATAGTTGTCATTAAATACCATGTCTGTACCATCAGTACTAAATGTCATAGTACCAAATCGTCTTGCTGAACTATTACTTACTTCGTACTTAATTTCTCCTGCTGTGTCTGCGACAAAACTTGCAATAACAGGAGCATCAGTGCTAATTTCTGAGCTACGTGCGACACCTAAATTTAAGTTACCTAAGTATGCACCAGTGAGTGGTGCAGATCCGGTGTTATATGTTTCACCAAAGGCCACAAAATTAGTTGCGCCTGTTGATTTTGACGCTGTGTCTACAGAACCAAAATAATTATTAATGCTAGAATAACTATCCACACTATTAAGTACAATAGCAGTATTTGATAAATCGTCAAATTGAGAATTAACAATATTAATTGCCTTTGTAGTAGTACCCATGTTAACGAAACCGTTACCACCACCGAGTATTTGTACTCCGTCGAGTGTTACATTGCGTGTACTTGTATTGGTACTTAAAACTTCTACTACGTTAGCATAGTTGTTAGAGACAAATGCTGTGTTTGTAATTCTTACGTTACTAGCACTATCAATATTAATAATTGGTCTGGTTACATCTGCGGCACTGTTATAAAATCTAATACCACTAATATCAATACTGTCAGGCAATATAGCACCACCTGATCCTATTGTGCCACCACTTTGGAATGCACTATCACAAGTGTTGGCGACACTTAAATTACCATACTGTAACTTAATAGTTGTGCTGTTAACACCATCACCAACTAGTCTAGCATTAGGTGGAATACTAATAACATTACTAGTAAGATATGTTCCGCCTGGAATATAAATTGTTCTACGTGTTCGTGGATCGTTTAAGTTTTCTGTTTCAATATAAACCTGTTGTATAGCACGATTAATTGCTGTTGTGTCATCTGTGCTACCATCACCTGTAGCACCAAAGTCTCTAACATTTACAAAGTCATCAAACTTTTGTTGGAAACTACGAACAACAGGATTGAGGATACTGCTACCAGTTTGTACAGTATATCCGGTTACGTTACCTACAAATGTATAGCTACCCAATAATGCAGTTAGATCGCTATACTGTGTTAATATTTCAGTTACACCTAGTGTAGGAGCACCTTCTTCTAAAGTACCATTACCGATGTATAGTTTGCGGGTATCTACACTCCAGCCAAGTTCAGCACCTGCTAGTGTAGGAAGGTCTTGTTCTAATCCACGTCTATGTTGAATTCTACTGATCTGGGTAACAGCCATCTAAAAAATCCTCGTTATTTTATATTTATACGGATTCGTAGTATAGCTCAACTCTCTTCATCCACTTCTGTGACCAATGATCAAACTCGTCTGCTTCTAGCACAAACTCTTGATATTTAGGAGTAGCATCAGCAGAATCGGGCTTTGCACACATAAGAATAACACCTGTGTTTATGTCTGTACCGTGTATTTCATTATGTGCTTGTGCGTAGGCTGTTAACTGTAAGAAGTAGTCTTCAATCCACTCACGTTTTTTAGGCTTGTTGGTCTGCTTAAAGTCTAGTATAGCGGGCTTGCCCTTCCATACACCCACACAGTCAGTTGTGCCAGCGTACAGTTGCGGATAGTACAAGGGTACTTCACATCCCCAAAACTCATCTACATTACCTAGTCCTTCTAGTATAACCTGTGCGGCCATAAACCAACTTGGCTGTGCATATGGATTTGTAGGAAATGCACCCAAGTCATCTTCCTTAACAAAACGTTCAAGGTAAGTGTGCATACGTGTTCCGCGGTTTGCGGCTTCTGTAACAATCTGTTGCGCACGTTCTTCACCTACACGTTTCTTCCACTCACGTAGTGCCTGTTTCTTTTCTTCAGGCTTGGTGCGATCTAGTATTGTTGTTACGCTGGGTAACTTGTCACCATTGGGTGTTGCATAGAATCTTGTGCCGTCAACTGTTACTCTGTTGATCTGTTCATAGTTGAATTTTTCAGTTATCATATGTTTTGATCCAAGCAGATAATTCTTCTGCTATTAATTGATGCCCTAACAAATTAGGGTGTCCTCCTGGATTGAAATTATTGTTAGCTATTTCGTGTAGTGTTCTGTTATAAAAGGGTACTGTGTTTAGTAAGTTGTGCTGTATATGTTTATCCCAGTTATACACAAACAAACATAAAACATCTCTACGGAGACACATTTCATTTACTAATAAAATATTTTTTACTGCATTAGCTCTTGCTAAATCATCGCTATGTATATATTTGTAGTAAGGGGCGCCTTTAATATGGTTAGTATTTCCAGGATGTAGCTCCATTGGATATCCATTTTCCCATATCCATGTTCTATCTATTCCTGTTAAACAAAATAATACTATATCTCCTTTATTGAAAGGCTTACGTTCTATTGCTTTTAAAAATTGCCAGGTTGCATGATCAATTGACGTTGCGCTTTGACTTAAATTGTCAAGTTTGTAATTTAATTGTTGAGATAATAAATGCGGGAAACCATCTTCTATTACATTGTTCAGTTCGTGTCCCGCAGGCCAGCTATCCCCAAAGATGTATAATGTTTTCATCTAAATGTTAAGCAAACCAGTTAGTTAATTTATGCGACTTGGGTGTTACAGGTGTAGCAAATGAATTCTTGAAGAATTCCTTAGGGGATATACCTCCAATAAGATTGTTTGGTATTAGTTTTAGAAAACCGCTAGTCCAGGTCCATTCTTCCCCAGTCTTTCTGAATATACAGGCACTAATTGGGGGGCTTTCAACACCTTCAAAGTTTATAGTATAGTAAAATTTATCATCAAGCCAATTGTTATACAAATTATCAACTAATAAATTATAATTTTTAGATCTAACAAAATCATTTGCTACACCTAAAACATCAAATGAGAAACTGGAATTTTTCCGATATACAGCAAGACCGTTATAAAATGTAGATAAAACATTTAATTCACAAAATTCTCGTTGTGTGTAACTAGAGCAAGACTTTGGTATATGGCCCCTGAACATTTGGGTACCATCCCACCTGACAGCTTTACTATATTCAAAATTCCATTTCTTTTGATACTCGGGATCTCTTGATGCTGGTGCCGCTGGCAATAATTCATTTATAAAAATTTGTAAATTCTTTGTATACGTTATTGATGTATCTAATGTCTCTTTCCACGATTGTACCGTTTGTCCTGGCAATCCCTGTATTATTTGCATTACTGTTTGTAATTTAGGATATGTATCATGTAATTCTTTAATAATACTTTTATGGACTTCCCATCCTACATCGGGTCTGTCAATATTTTTTAATATCTCTGGGTTAGTATCTTGTATACTGATATAGATACCAAATACATCATTTACAAGATTTGCTTTTGCTAACATGTGATAAATTTTTAAATTATTTTCTTTTCTTAATTTACTAAAATTTCCGTCTGTACAGAATCCGGCATTTTCTTCAATATTTTTCTTAGCCATGTACTCGATCATTTCAAGATCTTCTTGATACTGTCCTGTATTGGCATCAGCGAACCAAATTCCCTTTACACCTATCTTTTGAAATAGGTCTATTTCGTCTTTATAGCTTCCTTTGCGTCTAGTGGTTTTGTTACCAAATCCACTGTTCCAATCGCAAAAAGTACACGAATAAGGGCAACCACGAGTAAGTTGATAAGGGAGAATTATCCGATAACCTTTGTCCACTTGTAAATCATTTACCATATCTGTGAATAATTTTTCATTACTTGTATATGGACTAATTTGTAGTTCGGCTACATATTTGTATTCAGCAGTTATTTGCTTACCGTCAATATGCCATGCAATATTGCTGGTATTAAATTTAATTAATTTTTTATTTTCTATAATGCTTTCAACTAAATCAGCGAACCCTACTTCTCCTGACCCATAAACTGCATAATCAAAATGCGGACGTTCTTGAAAATAAGTTGGATTAACATTTACGTCAATACTTGGGCCACCTGATACAAAAATTATATTTTTACTAAGTTTAGGTTTAATACGTGCAACCTGATCGGATATAAAATTATCGTTCCAGGTGTAATGCCCAGTACAAAACATGTCTGGTTGCTCTTTTTCTATTTTAGCAATAAGTTCTTCGTCTGTTAACTTTTCCTGCTGTGGCAATATCCATTCTATCTGCTTGGCTATAGAAGGTTTATGGATATCCAGATATGTTTTGAGGTAGAGAGATGATACGTTCAGATAATATATCTGATTCTCATTATAGTTCTGGGGCGTACTGGCGTGATAAAATAGTATTTTAAACATTTGTTAGATTATTATAAAGTAAAACTTACTAAAAAGTCAAACTACTTAAGGATGTAAATCTTTATATATCTTGTATATAGGAACAAATAGTAATGCTATCAAACAACCAATTAGTGTACCAAATGCTAAGTCCCAACTGCCTGTAACTGCTCCGCCTGACCAATCACTAACAGCATTAGCAATACCAGCACCAAATAATGTGCCTACGCCATTTTGAAAATACTTAGGGAGATATCTTTCTATGCTGAGACCAGTTATAGCACCTAACAGCATTATGCCGTTATCTACTATGCCAAATATAATATATTCAAACATTATAGTTCTGGGCGAGCCTTTGCGGCTCTTTTAGCCATTGAGTCAACAGTTTTTTCTGGAGGTGTCATTGGAGCATCTGCCTGCTCGCTATCAATATTCTCATCTTCAACATCAACAGGGCGAATGTAAACATACTTAACAAGTTCGCCACCTTGACCTAATGCAACTTTACCGTCTTGACTTTGTACAGTCACATCTTTAATGTCTTTAACAATGCTCTTAACTCGTTCGTTGTTCTTAGCGATGTTTACTAATGTGTCGTAGTTAAACTGAGGGAAACCTGCGGCCTGTACAAGATTTACTAAACTGTCTGCACGAATACGAGGTTGTTTGTGTGAGTTCGCCGCACGATTTTGTAGATAGTTAAGAATCGTTAATAGTGCGGCGTTTTCGTGATCTTCGGAACCGTCTTCGAGCATGTCGTCGATGACGTTCTCGACAACAAGTTCACTGAATCTCATTTATTAGTCTCTCTTTTCGCGACCAACATCATTTGGACCAGCGGCAGCGTCTGTAGCATCAAATTCATCACCACCTTCTACTGGACCTGCTTCTACTGGAGGAGCCATATCACCCTCTGGAGCTGGCATGCCCATGTCCATTGGCTGTTCTGTTTGCTCACCTGCTAATGCACGAGCGGCAACATCCATTTGTTCACGTGCACCACTGATAGCACCTTGTAACTGTTCAAGAATACCACCAACACTAGCCTTAAAGTTGTCTGCATCTGCCATACCAATTTGATCACGGATTGTGTCTAATAGTGCTGGCATTTGCTCGTTAGCCATTTGGCTAACATCTTCAAGCATATCTTGTACGCTGTCAACCATGTCTTTAGCGGCTAGGATTGCTTGGCTACGACCCATTTCGCTTTCAGCAATTAACTGATCTTTATTTTCAATCATCCAGTTGTGGATACCTTCACGCACCATAAACATTTCCATGTATTTTGCGTTCTGCTCTGCTTTGTGTATGCCATGACTATTTTTAATTTTGTTAAGGCTTTCTGTAAGAGCATTAGCAACTTTGTATGCTTTACCAAAGTCTAAATTAGCATAGTCAATTTTAACGCCAAAACGGCTTTCCATAACTTTATTAATTTTCTTTGCGGTTGGCTTAGAGCCCATTTCAGTTAATCTCATCGTTTGTATTCCTAAAGTTTAAGTATTTAGCCGATTTAATGGTTTTCTTCAAATTAGTCAAAGCACCATCTCTTTGCATTTTAGCATCTATATATCTATTTAACAAAAATTCGTACTTTTCTTTATCCTTCTTTTTCTTGGCGTTATCAAGCCCTCTATTGTAATAGACTAAATCACTATTTAAGTTACCTACAATCCTGTCGTATTTTAGTAAATCTTCTGGAATGTGCCCACGTTTAACAGTAAACTTCATAGAGGATAGGCAATATAGTATAGCATTAACTTTGCTAACAAAATCGTGTACAAATTTATCGTCATCTGTAACACGCCAGCAGTTCTCATTCAAACCCTCTACGGTGTATGGGCCAACAAAAAACCTGTAGTCGCCAGCTGGGATAACTACAGGTTCTCTTCTAAATTTTACTAGTTCTTTTTTAGTCCAACGTTTGAGATATGCGATGCCTAAATCTAATGCGATGTCATTTACGATGCGCTGTTCTTTCTTTGTAAATAATACGGTCTTGGTCATCTCTTAATCTTAGTAATATATCTTTGTTTACAAGTTGATTTGCCAGATGCTGTTCTCTTTCCGTTAGGCTAGCTTTTCTAATTACAGGATTTTCCTGAAATTTACCTAAAACATCCGATTCTTCGTTTGTAATAGGCAGGCTAACTTTATTTACTAATTCTATAACCTTCATGTACTATTTCATTGTCAAGTGGATAATGGTTGTAATTAAGCCTGTAAGTAACGCCGCACCTACTGCTGTCATAACTCCAATGAGTGTTTTATTTGCGGCGTTTTCTGTACCTGATTTAAACTCAGATAACTTAGCACGAACATATATAATATGTTCTTCAAGGCCGCCGATACGATCCTCAAGTTTGTCTAACTTCTTGTGCAACGTTTTGTACCTCTCGGAGCATAAATCAACGTGCGCCTCGAGGTTAGTTCTTTCACTATCAGCCACTGCTGTTCCTTCCAATTCTCTAATTCAAAAGAGGGTTCTGTGATTGTGCCAATCATTTGTGCCATAATAGTGTGCCTGTAAAGTGCCGTTAATGTTTTATTTATAATGATATACGCTGATTAATAAAGTGTATGTTTTTAATTGCGCCATATGGATAAAAAACGGGCAACATAAAACGTGCTGTTTCATCTAGTCCTTGTATAATTGGGACTTGAGCAAAATCTTCGTATAATAATCCGTAATCGCTTCTACTGTCTTTAAACACATTTACTGCTTCAACACCAAAACTAAAGTGCCATACAGTGTGCGTACCTTTAAACATTTCGCCAAATATACTTTCGCCCTGTAGCTCATACATGTTGGTATATGGGCCATCTATTTCTTGTGGCTGTGTTCTAAGACTTAGCACCTGTATAAGTGTTTCCCAGTTGCGCTGTTGATTACGTTCTTTTTCTTTTCCAGGGCGACTGCGTGTCACTCCTGTGTCAGTTACGTCAACTAATGTAAATCCTGTATAGTACTGCATAAAAATATTTATAGCAGACTAAGCGACGGTAAAACTTGTTCCTTCGACTACTGTAGTTGAGCTTAAATTAACTGCACCTTTAAGTGTACCTAGTCTTTGTATTTCTGCTTGTAGCGCATCTGCATTGAGACAACTGTGTGCTTCAACACAGGCGTGTATTACACCCGATGATCCTACACTGCTAACTGCTAGTAGTCCCGGGATGGCCTGTAGCACTGCTTCGTATGCTTCGTCACTAGCATCATCTTCAAAACGTAAATCAACACCTGTGTCAATTTTAAAGAAACGTACACTACCGCCAAAGCGATATAGTGTGTCTGTTGACCCTGCAAATTCGTATCCTGAACTTCGTGTTATTCCTGGCATATTTTATCTCCACGAATATTTAGCCACAAAAAAAGGTG